ATTCTATTTTATATGTCATACCATTACCACCACACGCATTACAAGGTAACACTTGTGTGAAATTACCAAATGGTGTATTTACTTGACTTACGACAACACCATTACCATGACATGTACCACAATCCTGAATATCTGTTCCACCTATACCACTACAAGTTTCACACTTATCATTTCTTTTATACTTATAATGTTTCTTAACCCCTGAATAAATTTCTTCCAGTGTCAATTTTAATAACAATGACATGGTTTCACCAACGACTGGTTGTCTCCTCATTACATGCTCATAACGACTTGAGTGTCTACCAGAACCTACATTATGACCAAATTGGTCATACTTGGCCCTTTTGGTTTGGTCAGATAGGTGCTCATATGCCTCAGAAACTTCTTTAAAACGCTCCTCAGCCTCTTTATTGTCTGGGTTGACATCTGGGTGTAGTTCCTTAGCCAAGCGTCTATAAGCCTTCTTAATCTCATCTACAGATGCCTCCCTCTTAACCCCTAAAATTTCATAATAATCCCCTTTTGGCATCTAAGTATTTATATTTCTACAAAGATACTTAAATTTAAATTAACAATCAAGTCTTTATGGAATATAGGGTGATTTTAACAGCTAATGGTGAATATAAAAAGACCTTACATCAAAGTAAGACTAGGGAAACTGCGTTTATTAATTATAACAGAATAAAAGAAACCAACAATGTTCTATACCCTAAAAAATTCATTAACTCCAAAAAAATAAAATCTGTTGAGTATCAGATATGTATAACAAAAATAACAGAAGAAGATGATATTAAAAGAACACTAAGAGATAAATACGGTAAATTATATACTGAAAAACAACTTGGTGATTGGACCATATTAGTTTCAGATGATTATTTAGTTGAAGAGAGGTTTTGGTTGTATGGAAATGATTCTAGATTAAAGAGACCCACTATTAATGAGATAGTAAAAAGATTAATGGCTGGTGCCCACGCTAGAAATATGGTTAAACAAATAATAGTGGTCCACAACAAGGTTTTGATGTATAACGAAAATTATTTTGATATGGTGATTTGTAAAAATATAGAAGACGCTCAAAGGCTACACCATACCTTATCAAGGATATCTAAAAAACAAAAAATTAAAAGTTTATTGTTTATGGGTACAGCTAGTAAATCTATGATTGGTAAAATGTACGATTTAATAAAAGAAAAAACTGGGTGGAAAATGAGGAAGATAAATAGAACCTCTACTAGACCTTAATCAAATAACCCTTCTAATTTACGAACTAACACAGCTATCCTAGCCTCATTGGTACGTATAATATTATCTAAATGACTAGGTATATTACCAGCATGTTCAGATTTTATCTTAGAATTTTCTCTTTGTAGTCTGTCACTCTCACGGATGCAATCATCATACAATTTAGCTTTATCTTCGTTAGTCATAGTTTTGGTATTATTAGTTGTTGTGGTAGAACCAGTGGTACTCATTAGTTATTACAGTTACAAATACCATCGGTATCTGCACAAGTACATTCTTTCTTATCTGGTACTATATCAGTATCCTTTACTCCAATGTCTACACCAACACTGAAATTTTTCTTAATGTCTTCCACCATCTCATTAACCTTAACCATATCAGCTTCTTTCATAGTCATTGGGTTAATACAATCTACGAATTCCTCACCATCTGTTGGTAAGAAAAAAGCCAATGCGTTTGCGTTTTTTTGATGTAGCATTTCATTAACTGAGCTAACGAATGGTTGAATTATTTCTTGTCGTTTCATCATTTCTCTATCTAAATAGAAAACGATAATTAAAGGGTATGTTTTTTCCATGTTTTGGTTAATTGGTTTTGTTTTTTATAATCTTCGAATCCTATCTCTGTTATAATATCTTCTTTCTTTATTTCTGTATTATTAAAATCATTATCAATGAAATTTGACACTATCAAATCATTAACCCTTTCATGTTTAGCTATCTCACCCATTTCAGTATAGGCTTCCATAGGGGCACCATCTTTCATTAGATATATTAGATATTCTGATGTTACACGACTCTTATGTAGAGTACTGTTTAATCTATCAATTTCTTTAATTACTATTTTCTTCATTTATCTATGTATAATACCTTGTTATTAAATATAAACAAATTTAGATAAATTAATTGAAAGTGTAAAGGCTATAAATAAAAAAACCCCAATAAAGGGGTTTTTTTAATTGCTTGTCTTCAAGATATGGGGGCGTTTTTATCTTCTAGCCCTGTTATGAAGTTTGTCCATTTTAAAAAATCTTGTAGAGGTATGGACACCTACGGTTTGTCAATTGTAGTTTATATTTGTTTTTTAATTTGCAGAATATAACTTTTTTGACAAGCAACTATTTTTATATCGTTACCTTAGAGTAACGTTCAGAATCTATTACACTCATCATCATAGATATTGGTGTCATTTCCTTACCAGCCAATAAATTGGTTAGCAATGCTGGACTAAAACCAGATACCAATGCAGTTCCGTTTTTATCAAATTGAACTGGAACGTTATCAGATTTAGAATGAATATTCCAATATACCACCTTTGGCATTTTATAACCAGCATCAACATACATTTTTTCAAACATTTCTTGAGCTGTCAAATCTAAATTACCTCTGGTACCACCATTAAATTCCATATCTGATAATATAAGAATCATAGTAGGCATCTCACTTTCCGATACTTTAGATTGTTTTGCTTTATCCAATATCAATCTGAATACAGCTTCAACATCAGTTGAACCATCCCAATCGGCTGTATATAGTTGGTCAAATCTTTCTTTCAATGAACCTTTAAGAACTTGTAATTTAGGGTTAGTAGAAAATGTTATAAAGGCATCTTTAAACACACCTAGATTTCTTTCTGATATGTATAACCCCAATGATATAGCTACATCAACACAAGATAGATTAGCATTATTTCCAGCTGGACAAGACATTGAACCTGACACGTCAACAACTGGTATAAATCTTTCGTTAGCACCTTCTAAATAATTAGGTAGGGCAGTCCATTGTGTGTTTGCACCGTCAACACTTCCAAATCTAAGATTTTTAATAATATCATATGGATATACTGCACCAGTATTAATCTTAGCCTCACCATTTTTAACAGACTCTAAGTAAGCTTGGAATCTAGCTAAGTCGTTTTTAGAAAATGCTTTCATCAAATCACTCATAGCCTTTGATGGTAATTTAGAATAATCAATCTTAGACCATTCCTTAGCACACATTAATTTCTCTACAGTATTAGAATTCTCACTTAAAAGTTTTCTATATTCTTTTGGTGATAAAGCTAAATGTTTTCTAATAACATTAGCGTGTCTTTTCTTTTCACGATTACTAACATTTGGACGTGGCATCCATTTAGCACAAAGACCATTCTTGTCAGCTAAACCTTTAGCGATTAAATCTAAAGCTTGTTTTTCCAATGGGGTTCCAATTAATGACAATAGGTCATCCCATCTTCCATACTCAGTAATCAAATCAATATTCTTAGCCATAACCGATGTACGATTATTAGCAAGGTATGTCATAATATCTTTGAAGATTTGTCTTTCACCAGCACCACCACGAACATCACGTGCCCAGAATAACAATCTCATAGCTGTCAATGGGTTTTCACCATAAGCTTTAGTAAATACATTGATAAGACGTTGCTTATCTTGACCTCTCATAGCACCAATTTGGAAGAACAAGTCTACACAGTTATTTAAAGAAGTTGAATTGGTAACCATTCCGTTCTCAGTACGAGAATCCTTGGTTTGCATTGCTGATACTAAAGTTGTCATGATTTAATAAATTAATTAATAAAGTTTGTTTAGTGATGCAAATGTACGAAGTTTTACCTGTGCCGTCAAGTAAAACTTCAAATACTTTTTTTTAGTGTTCCTAACTATCTGATAATCACCGTTTTAAATTTTCTTAAACGATGCGAAAATATTTTCTGTTGTTGAGTTTATATTTTTGAACTGACAATTGAGTATAACACCATCAGCTACAAATGTAGTTGCAACCTCACCAGCATAGTTACCACTACCAAACGGATAATGATAATTTAGTGTTAGTGTTTTACTGCTCAAAGTAACCCCACTACTTAATTGATAAGACCTGACAGCACCACCATTAATTGTGTAACTAGTGTTAGTAGTAAATCTAATCGTATCTGCTGGTAGTGGTGGTGTCGCAAACCCTATTTTCAAATAGGTCAAAACCCACGTAGTACCAACAACTTCATTGTTAGATGTAGTGTTACCCCAAGGTGGTAATACCCCACCATTACCATACCCACTTTGCCAATTGGATGGTGGATTAGTTGGTTGGGTTCCAGCTTGGTAATTTCCTGGCGTGATTGTGTCTTTCTTACAAGATGTAAGTAAAAGTCCAAAAATGAGCAAAAATAGGATGTTTTTCATAGTGTTGTTTGATTATAGTACAAAGGTAATGATAATTATCCAATCCACCAAATTATTTAACAAAATTCTTTATGAATAGTGTCCTATGGTATTTATTAGCCCCATGCGTCTTTAAGGCAAGTATATGGTCTGGGGTTAGATAACCCTTATTACCCTTCCAATTATATAATGGGTATAATTCATGTAGTTTACCCATATACTCATCCCTTCTTACCTTAGCAACTATCGCTGCTGCTGCAATACAAGTATATGTATCATCACCCTTAGGCACTAGGGTTAACTTATTATTATCAGCATTGGTTCCTGTGTAATCCTCCCATACATTTCCATCTACAAGAATATATTGTGGTCTAACGCTTAACTCATCTAAGCATCTATGCATTGTCTTAAACGTTGCCTTGTTGATTCCTAAGTCGTTAACATCGGATACGGAGCCAGCATTACATGATATAGCTAAAGCATTATCCTGAATAAGTTTGTACGCTTCATTCCTTTGCTTCTCGGATAATTTTTTTGAATCTCTTATTAGTGGTGATTTAAAACCTCTTGGCATAATAACAGCTGCTGTCACAACTGGACCAGCACCACACCCTCTCCCTACTTCATCTAACCCAGCAACATGCTCATATTCTGGCCAGTCTTCTAATAGTTTCTTTTCTTTTGCCATTAGGCAAAGATACTACTTTATTTCTAAACTTGCAATTATTCTACTGGTTGGGGAGTCTCTTTAACAAACTTAACAAGGATACCACCTAGCTCAACATCGAATTCATTGACTGGGATAAATGTAGCATCTGAAGGGTTAGATTTATAAAATAATTGTTCATGAAGTGTTTTATGGTTTCTCTCATTTAATTCATAAGTAAGCGTTAAACCATTTTTTTGTATTTTTTCATTTTCAACTATTAAAGAAATAGTTTCAATAAGTTCATCATATGTCATATTAGAATTTTGTAAAAATCTTTGATAAGAATAATTTTATTTTTTGTGGTATTGTTTTTTTAATAATCTTAACTTTATTTGGGTTGGCTTTTATTTCAGCACCCAAACCAGTTTTAAGTTCATTAATGAATTGAGACTTCTTTATACCAGTAAGATAAATATCTGCTAATATTTCTCTTTCTAATTGCTCAGCTTCTTTAGCTGTAAAATCTTTTTTTGGACTCATATTTTAGCTATCTTTTCGGATAGACCCTTAAACAATGGACTTGGTAGTTTATCTTTATCAAACCAGTCGTAGTTAAGGTTCTCTCTGTCTAATATAGGAGTAAATTCGGTAGGAGTCAAGCCTTCATAATAATGAAATTCCATATTCTTTTCTGGAACTTGTTCTACCTTTATAAATTTGAAATTAATATTGACTTCATTTTCTCTTAAAAACAACTCTTCATATACTTCCCTTTTTAAACCCTGTAATACATTTTCACCTTTTTCAATAGTACCAGATACAAGAGCCCATACAGGGTGTTTATCGTTTCTAAGAAGCAAAAACACCCTACCAGTTTTAATGGCTTTAATTAATACACCACCTACTATTGTTTTACCTTCAGACTCTGTTAGACCCTTAATTAACCTTTCTCTTATGAACTCTTTGTTTATCATTCTTTAGATAAATATTTACATTTCACCATATAATCCATATATTAAGATAAAAACTATGATTACACTTATTTTCATCTTAACATGTTACGGAGCCACTAACAACATGATTTATGGTTCTATCTTTGAGGGTTTTAGAAACCGCTTATCTAAATTAGGAACTGGCCCTTACAGCATCCATAAACTATTCACTTGCTTCATGTGTTTAGCCACTTGGATGGGTTTCGTAATTTCAGCAATTTTAGCTTATTTTGGTCTTATAAATCTAACACCATGGGGGTATCTTGGCTCAGAGCATACCTATTTGATTATATTCCTTAATGGGTTGTTATCTGGTGCTGGGGTTTGGCTCACACACACGCTACAGGAGGCATTAGAACGAGCCTTTGTTAAATAACGATAAGTAACCCCATAAAATAACAAAACCCCTTAGGGGGTTTTATTTTACTTATCTTTCTTTTTCTCTTTATCGTCTATTATCCTAAAACGAAGTAGTGGTTTACCGTTAATGGTGATATCACCCTTTTCGTTCTTAGCTATCTTTTTAACCACTATCCTCTTGTTTTTAAACTTACCACCTAATACAACATCACCAACCTTGATATCCAATACAATCTTCTCTGTAAGATATCTTTGTTCAGCCAAAAGGTTAACCTTCTCTATGTGTGCTTTTTTATCTGCTTTTCTCATAACTATAAATATCTAACTATATTGAAATATTAGTATTTTGAATCAATACACCTATCACACGCTTCATTTGGTCCACAGGCACAACCAGTTTCTGGGTTTATTTCAATAACTTGTTTTTGAACCCTAGGTGGTAATTCAATTTTACTAACCATATTATTCTTAGGTCTTTGTTTTAGGTTTCTAGCAGCTCTCTGTTCTTCCAATATAGCTTCTTTATCTTCTTCAGATAATTCAATTGGATTACCGTTCTCATCAAGATA